GCCCCATTAAATGAACTTAACGGTATAATTAAAAAATTTAATCTTGCTTTAGCAAATAATAAAACATTAGGTTTGAATCAACCTAATTATATACCAAACAAAATTGATTTAGAAAGTTGTGTTAGTAAGGCCAAATTTAATGATATTAATATTAATAAAACATATTTCATAAGAACAAATAAAGAATTACCGGGAAATCCATCGGAAGTTGCCGCATATACAAAAACATTAAAAATAGAATTTGAAAAAAATAAAAATTTCCAATTTGAAGGAAAAGGATATTTTATGGATTTTACAAAATCTATGCAACAAAAATATCAAACCGCAAGACAATCTATTGAAGAAAGTTTAACCGCTCAATTAGCAGACAAAATGTCGGATACCTCAACAGGAATTGGATTTGCTCCAACTATGAGAAATATTCTTGCAGTATTTTTTGCTCAAGGTGAAGCATTCTTAAGGTTAATGGATGATGTTCATACAAAGGCTTGGAATTTAAGGGAAGATCCGTATAGAAAAAATGCCGTGTTTGGAAGTAATTCAACCGTACCAAGTGTAGATATAAAAGGGGATGGTGTTGAAAATACGCCAATTTATCCTTGGCCACAGTTAATTGTTGAAAATACAAAAAATGATGGTGGTGAAAAATATGAATTAAAATATCCTGGTGATCCCGTTTTAGCAAGTACGTTAAAAGCATTTGTTCCTGAAATATGGCCTGAAGTTGAATTTGTGGAAGAGTTTATAAAAGGTTATACTGAAAGAGAATTACCAATACCCGACCCTGAATACACAAATAATGGGTTAACAAGACCTGACAGATTTAGTTTTAATGCAATTGAATTCCCAATAAATAATCAAGTATTTCAAAACACGGAAGAAGTAAAATTTTTCTATGAAATATATGAAAGATTAATGTTAAACTCTTTTTATAGTTTAATGAGTCGAGATTTGGGTAAAGCATATAATATGGGGTTCTATTCTGCTGAGGCGGAAGTGACTAATATTATAAAGGCATTATCTGATGACAATCCATATCTAACAAAAAAATTAAAAGAATATAATATAAATGGGCAAGTTTATTTAGGTTTCTTACGACACATTTCAAACCAAGGTGAGGGACAATCTTGGCAAAATTTTATTAGAGGTGAGTTTAATACAACGTATATTAAAAATGAATCATTAAATCCATTTGAGTTATTAGATGGTAAAATATTAAATAACAATATTTCACAACCAAATGTGGGTTTAGAAAATAGTGAATTAGTTGAAAAATATATTGGTGTCGACAACGTACCTGAAAATTATGATATATGTGATTTATACCCTATAACAAATTTAAAATGGGATAATAATTATTTGGCGGATGGGGCAACGTTACAAAGTACACAACCGGCATATAAAACCTATGATGTTTTAAAATATAATCTTAATAATAAATCAATTGTTAATTTTAATGAAGATAAAGTTATAAAACCAATTACAAATTATAACTACGCTGATAGTGTTTTTGATCAAACAGTTTTAACAACCAATTTAAAATTATTTTACCAAAATAGGCAAATAAAAAATCAGTTTATTACTGAAGGTAATGTATTTTACTCAAATTATAAAAACAATTTATCGTCTGATCAAACAACCTCAATGTTAAACACCCCATATTTTATTAACGCCATTCAAAAAGGAGTTTATAATTTTAGATATAATAGTGGGGACTTATCACCATATAAATTAGCGGCATATTTGTTCTTAAATAGTTTACCATTGGCAACCCTAAAAGAAAAATATAAGTTGGTTGATGATACTAATAATACAACAAGTGAGTTAAGTTATATTATTTCTACAATTAAAAAATACGGTGCGATACACAAATTACCATATGCTTGGGTATTAAAATATGGTTCACTTTGGCATAGATATAAAACTTGGGTTGATACGGGAAATGATATATTAACAGATGTTTGGCAAGATTTTAATTATTCATATAATTATGATCCTATCAATAGTGCTACAACTAAGGTATACAACGTAACTATCAATAGTATCCCCCAAGAAATAATATTACAGGGAAATTTATCGACAACTGTTGGTAATAATAACTATACTAAAACTGTTATTAACAATGGGTTTTATCCTAAAACTTTAGATGACTTTAATGTTTTTTATCAAGGTAGATTGTTGTTTGATACTACACCACAAATTGCTGGCACCTGTGCTGTTGTAAATGGAAATCAAATTCAAATATTGTCAATAAATTCAAATGAGATTATTGACGGAATGATAATTTCCGGTACAGGATTACAATACAATACAACAATAGTTTCACAAATAAGTGGTACAACTGGTGGTGTTGGTAGATATTCAGTTACACCATCACAAACCACAACTTTCCAACCAAACGTTTTGGGGCCATCAATTAATTTTGTTGTAACAAACCCTAATTCAATTGGGTATACAAGTGCTGAAATTCAACTGGCATTAACTAATAAATTAACAATGGTTAAAACAACGGGTTCTATGATAAATAGACCAAATGGTTTTGATCCTATTGTATTGAATAGGTCGCTAAACTTAACACCTTGGTCTTGTTATGTAAAAACAACGGATGATGCGTTTGTTTATCCTTTACCTTCATTTGGGGGGTTAGTTAATCAAACGGAAGATGAATGTTTTAACTTAAATGGTAATATAAAAACTGAGGTTCTTAGTAATTCTGCGATGTATAATGGTTCTGTTAGATTATTTTGGAAGGCACCTAATTATGGTTATTATGACAATAGTAGGGTGGTTAAACCTGATCCTGACAGTTATTTAAAGAAAATATTTAATAGTGGTACAACACAAGAAAATTTCTCAATAAACACTAGTAGTAGTGAGTATTCTAAGTTAGATGAAATGTTTACAACATTTGATAAAGATGCTTTAGATATATTAGAAATTGAATTTTTAAATTTTGGTAGATCTGTGTATGATTACGATACGTTAATAACTTCAGTAACTGAGGATGAAACTGAAAGTGAAAAGGCGTATAAAAACTTCCAAATGTTAATGAGAATGATGATGAAGGTACCAACACCAACCTCATCAGTTGATGATTCTATTGTTGAAGAAATACAAAACAGTCAAATTGAATCTTTTAAAACTTACCTGGCTGGATTTATGAATTATGAGATTGTTATGAAATATGGTAATCCATCTAATTTTAATAAAAAATTATTTTACACCTTTTCTAACAAATACATTGAAGATCCATATACATATCAAGGTTATAAACAATCTTCTCCAAACACATTACCGAATGGTGTTTTGAGTCCTGTTACTTTGGCTCAATCCAAAGCGAATAATCCTGAGACATGGAAAGCGTTAGAAACATATGTTGGTTTTTCTGAAATACCACAACTACAATATAAAAACACCGGATCATATATTACTGACTTTTTTATAGATTTAGATGTTCAATTTAATGAGAAAAATGTTATACAGTTTGCTCCAATAATAAAGATATATGCAACACAAAAACTTAAAAAGAATAATATTACAAGAAGTGAGTTCTATTCATTGATGAATGATTATTTAAATAAAAATGAAGATTATATTGATACCGTTCTTGATTTAGAATTAACGAGATTAAGAAATAAATTACCAAATGTTATTGTAACACCTGACAGAACAAGTGTTAAATCTGATCTACAAGGGGAACAAAGTAGATATGAACTTTGGGATAGTTTTAAAGCGATAAACGATAAATTTATTGCTGGAAATGATTATAAATTAAAAACACTTTTTGAGGATATACTATTATTTGATAGGGCAAGTAGAGATGTTGGTCAAAAAATATATGCGGACATTTTTAAAGTAAAAGATTTAATTGAATATGGTAAATATACTAATACTATGTTGGATATGGTAACCACAATTTTAACTGAAAATAATTTTACTTATTTTACTTTACCAGCGTATGCTAATTTTTACAATGTTCAAGATACAAGTAAAAACCCAACCCCAAACCCTGAAGGAACATTAGAATTTGCTAACTCATTATTTGGTACGTTTTTAACTTTGGATTATCGTGATACCACTTCTAAATTTTTATGTTTATATGCTAACAAACCTAGTGAGCATTTGGCGTTAAACGATAATGTTGATTATAGATTCAGAGATGATGCGTTTGATTTGAGAAGGGCTAGTGATAACCCATTACTTGATAATTTAAATGGAAAAACTGATTGGGATAAATCAAATAAAGTTGTTGGGTTTAATGTTGATATTGGACCTCAAAACCAACAAATATTTAAACAATTTGATATTTCACAAGATCCGGGATCCCCAACTACAGAATCGTTGGAAGTTTTAAATCAAATGGCAAATTTAAATCGTAATAGAAGTGAGTCAACACAAAGTGTGTCATTATATAATTTATACCGAAATAGAAGTTATAAGTGTAATATAGATATGTTGGGTAATGCTATGATACAACCTATGATGTATTTTAATTTACGAAACGTACCTATGTTTAGTGGACCTTATATGATATTAAAAGTATCTCATAGAATAAGTGAAAATGGATTTGATACCGAATTTGAAGGACAAAGACAACCATTTTATAGTATTCCTGCTATAGATAAATTTTTACAATCTTTAAACACTAAAATTTTAGAAACAATAAAAGAACAAATTGAAAAAGAAGAAGCTGCTTTACTTGAATCAGAAGATAATATTTTACAAGAACAAAGTGATATTATTAATAACACAAATAATGGGAATGGTACCTTAACTACCAACCAAAATTGCTCAGATAAATTGAATAGTGCCTATATAAGTTATACAAACGAAACCCCAACAAAAACTTCATTAACATTAAAGAACGCTGTTGATATAATTAAAACTGAAATGAATAACTCTAATATAACAACCGATACACAACCACTAATGTTGGCGTTTTTATTCTCTGTTATGTATATCAATTCTTTCAAGTCAGGTAAATTTGAGGCTTATGGACATAATTATGGGTCAATAAGATTAGACGTTTCTTATGGTGGGGCAACGGCTCTTATGGAAAATAAATATTATTGTGTTAATCAAGGAACCACACAAAATATCCCACTTGCGACGTTTAGTAGTGATGTTGCCTTTGTAAGATTTGCTATAACTAAATTTAAAGAGAAATTATCTTATATAAAAAATCAACCACTAGCAACTGACGATGAACAAATAAAGGCTTTTTCTAAAACATTCATATTAAGATGGCCGGTTAATCAACCTGATAGTGTCTATGATAAAATGACAGAACAAGATAAAAAAACTGTTGAGAATAAATTTAGAGAAGCATTTAATACTGTAAAATCTATATAGAGGTAAAATGTTTTTTTCTATTTATTAGATATTTATAATAAAAAAACTATGAGCACAAAATTAATTTTAGACAATTATCTTGGTAAGAATACAAGAATGTCAGAGAAAGATGCGGGTAACGGATTTAAAGAGGTATGTGATTTAGATACCGGAGATTGTTACACAATAAGAATGAAAGATGGTTTAATTGAGCGTGTTGATAACACAATGAATACACATAAGAAAATCCAAGTTGAAACTAAATCTGGTATTAAACAATTATTAAACGGATAAAATGGGAATAGATAAAAAAATTTTAGAGGAGATTAAAAGACATAATAGTATTAATCAATACATTATGGAACAAGGTGAAACACTACCGGCTCCTGAAGACGCATTACCGCCGGCTCCTGAAGCCGCTCCTGCAGCACCTGCGGCACCTGTCGCACCTGCGGCACCTGCAGCACCAGGTCCACAACCTGTTGATATTGAAAACGATCCCGATGTTGAGGAAGTTGGTAAAGAAACTGAAGAGTTAGATATAACTGATTTGGTTGACACTCAAAAAACATTAGTGGATAAGCAAGAAGAATATTTTAATAATCTTTTTGATCAATTAAAAAATCTTGAAACTAAATTGGGTGAAATGGATAATTTAGTAAATACCGTAAATAATTTAGAGGTTAAAATTGAAAAGATGAGACCTAAAACCCCTGAAGAAAAATTAGAATTAAGGAGTTTGGATTCTGGTCCGTTTAATCAAAAACTTAGTGAGTTTTTTGACGATAAAATGGATGACATGGAAAAAACAGGAAAGAATGAATATGTTCTAACTACTGATGAGGTTGAGGAGTTTTCCCCAAACGAAATCAAAGGTAGTTTTAGTGACTACGATGAAGAAAACGAAAACAATTATATGTAATGTTCAAGGTCGAAAATATCGACCTTAAACATTTTTTACTTACCTTATTGACTACTACTTTTATTTAACTTATATTTCTATTGTAAACTTTTAATTAATATATATAATATGGCGACAAACAATGTTTTAGATGCGGTTTTGGCTCAGTATGAGAACTCAAAACAAAGTGGTTCTTCTTCCACTTCAAAAATGTCTCAAGAAGAAAGAATGAAAAAGTATTTCGCAGCAATCCTTAAAGACAGCGAAAAACAAGGACAAAGAAAAATCCGTATTTTACCTACAACTGATGGATCTTCCCCTTTTAAAGAGGTTTGGTTCCACGAAATTAATGTTGATGGTAAATGGCAGAAATTTTATGATCCGGGAAAAAATGACAACGAACGTTCACCTTTGAATGAGGTTTACGAAGAGTTAATGTCAACAGGTCGTGAATCAGACAAACAATTAGCCACACAATATAAGGCTCGCAAGTTTTACATTGTAAAAGTAATTGACCGTGATCACGAAGAAGATGGTGTTAAATTTTGGAGATTTAAACACAATTACAAACAAGAAGGGATCCTTGATAAAATCATTCCAAT